AATCGTAGGCACAGGAAGCCCAGTCGCAGGGTCAATCGGGGCGTCGGGCAGGACGGTCATGGCTACGTCGTTGGCGGCTAGATCGACAAGAGCCACTGACGAATATGCGTACCCACCCAATCCACTATTGCGCTGAGATATGTTACCTAAGTAACGGTAAGTCGAACTTCTTGCGCTGTCGGACGTTCTGTCAACCGTTTCCGCTAAAAAGGAAATAATCCGAACACCTTGTCCGTTACCTGATCCATTCTGGGTAACACAAACAACACCATTGAGAGCGGCAGTAGAAGAAATTGGGGGGGATGAGCCGTTTACTTGGTCAAACGACAAAGCTCCATTACCCCCACCATTAAACACCATCCACATCGGCAGGGACGGATCATCCCCATCGTAGATTGTGACCTTACCCGACTCAGCCACAATCACAGCAACCGCAGGGAACTCACGGCGAGAACCACGGATCGCAGTGTTCAGCGTTTCGTTATACCAGCTTGTAGCTTGCGTGCGCTTACGCCATGCACCACCGTCGCTGTCCTTCGAGGTGTCGTAAACGAATACGTCAACGGCGGTGACAGCTTTGGTGGCTGCGATTGCGTTGAGGTCGAGGGTGGCGAGGTTCAAGTCACCACCAGTCGCCGTGATGTTTCCATCCACAGTCAGACCATCACTGGTGATCGTGCCAGAGACATCTACGCCTGTGGAGCTAATGGTCATCGCCTCAATATAAGGCCCACCATCTGAGGCAGTAGAAACTACTTTGAGAATACCTGTAGTTGTTGCGTCAGCGCCTACAGCAAGCAATCGGCTAGTTGACAAGCCGCTATAATCAAGCATTACTGAACCAGCGTTTAAGCCACTGAGACTTCCATTGGCAGTTAAACTGTCTGAAAGAGTATTACCCGTGACATCTACGCCTGTGCTGGTGGTGGCGAGTTTGGCTGCGTTGTCATAACGCAATGTAACTGCGCCAGAAGCGTTGAAGGTAGCGGAAGTCTTGCTGCCTGCGGAATTTGCAATGTATGTAAACGTGTCCGCCCCAATAACAAGGTCGCCTGTTCCGATGTCTGTGATATAACTATTAAACCCATTGTGATATATCTGCAGGTCAGACCCAGCACCGAAGATGGCTTTGTTGTTGTCACCGAAAGACAAGTTGCCAGTCATTGTATCGCCAGCCTTGGCAACAACCTCAGATGCTTTTGCCAAAGGATACCCGCCAGCCGTAGAGCCGTCGTGAACAACTACGGTATTCTTATCAGTATCAATCGTGATCTCAGCTTCAGCGCCAGCAAAAGTAGAATGCTGAAGAGTAGTCCCACGGCGTCGTTTAATTTGAGTGGTCATGCTGCGATGCTCCCATAGTCGGCGGTGGTTCCTACCGCGTCAGTAATCAATCCAAAATCCTGCAAGTAAGACAGGCTCTCAATCAGTGAAATAGCTTCATTAGCTGCAACACTAGCAGCAGTCGCGGCAGTTGTTGCTGAAGATGCAGCAGAGGTTGCGCTAGATGCCGCATTTGTTTCTGAAGTAGCAGCCGCAGATGCAGAAGCAGAAGCCGCAGCAGCACTAGACGCAGCAGCAGCAGCATTAGACTCAGCGTCAATAATTGCAGCTATGTTAGTTGACACCGTTGTGATCGGCGTCAGGTTCGATGCCACCGTGTTGATGTTTGACAGGCCACCATTGACCGCAACAATCGTGGACAGGCTGCCAACGACAGTCGTGATGTCGCCGGAAACGCCTGCCACGGTCGTGACATCAGAAGAGATGCTAGACACAGTCCCGATCTGGCCGGAGATCGGCGCGAGTATATTGATCTCAACGCTGTCGCTAGCCACCGTCGCAATGTTTGCCGTGATGCCTGCAACCGTGGCGACATCTGTCAGCACACCAGCCGCCGTGAGTGTGCTGATCTCGTCCTCAAGCGCCGCGACAGAGCTAATATTCGAAACATTCGAAGCGACTGCGCCAATGTCCACGGCATCCGCGATCACCGCTGAGATGTCGGAGTTCATTCCGGCAACGGTCGTCACGTCTCCAGAAATGCCCGCGACCGTGTTGATGTTGCCGGAGATGGAGGCGACAGTGCCGATGTCGGTCGCGTCAGCGACGACGCTGGCGATGTCAGCCGTGATGCCCGCTACCGTAGACACATTTGACGCGATGCCAGCCACCGTGGTGACGTTAGCACTTATGCCAGCCACAGTGCTGATGTCGGCGAGATCGGCATACACGCCGGAAATGTCGGTCAGAGCGCCGTAGACGCCGTTGACTGAAGTAATATTGCCGCCGACGGCATTTACATTTGAGATGCTGCCAGCGACGGTCGATATGTTTGACGAAGTGGCATAGCTTTCAGCGGCGGAGGCGCTGGCCGCAGCCGAAGACGCACTCGACGCAGCCGCAGTGGCGCTGGCACCAGCCGCTGTGGCGGAGCCTGCGGAGGTTGTCGCGCTATTCGCCGCAGCCGTTGCGGAGCTTGCGGAGGCGGTTGCCGACGCTGCTGCGGCTTCAGCATAGGACAGGACAGTGTCGCTGTCTGTCCCGCTGTCCATTCCAGCAGTCTGCGTCCACGTCGTTGATGTCATGCCCTAATCCTCATGCGGAGTGGTCCACTAAATTGCGCCGCTTCGCTGTCAAACTGCACCGATTGCAGCGCGGCAGCGTAAAGCGAACCCCAAACGGAAACACGCTGATCGTCGTTCAGATACGGAGCAGATTGCAGCAGGCTTCCGTAGAGAAGTATATCAGGGTGGTTGGTCAAAAGCCAGTTCGTGCTGGCCGCGTCTGAGAGCGCCGCGATACGCGCATAGTAAACAAGATCAACGTCATATCCGGCGTTTGGCGTTGGGTATACCTCAAGGCGACCAGCCTCGACGCGGTAATATGCAGGCTTCCCAGACCGAGCGGTTGCCTTCAACTCCGCCATTTCCGTGACGCCCACTTGGCGAATTTCTGTGCCGTCGGAGTGCCGCAACGAAATTGTTTGCAGCCAATCGTCGGGGAGGAACTCATACTCTTCATCCATCGACGTGCGGACTTTTTTCTCTTGCTGCCAGTGTCGCATCTTGCGGGAGATGTCGGCCTCCGCCAAGGCAATGAAGGTGGGTATGACCGAGGTCAGGTCATCACGCAGAAGCCAGTCGGCGATGGCCGATTTTAGGCCGGTGTATGTGGTGATGCTCATAGCGTCCCGCCTCGTGTTCTGAACGCCCTGTTGTCAGCGTCATTTAGCCATTTCTTCAACGCCGCTGGATCGTCAGCAATGCCGCGCCGCTTGAGGTCATAATACACGGACAAGGGGATCGACGCTACACGAGCCAAGTCGCCGTATTTGGCCTTGCTGTCAATGTCGGCGTAGCTGCGCTTGTTGACGTTGGCGATGCTGGAGACATCCTGCACGGTCTCAATCGCAAACTCGCCATTGTCCTTGACGTGCCAGTAGCGGGTGATGCCGGTCTCTGGGTCTACGTCGAAAATTCTCTTAGCCATTCGTCTCTCCTCACAAAGAAAGAGGGCCGCCGAAGCGGCCCCCTCTAGTTCTCAGATTAGGCAGTGGTCAGGTCGGCGATGAGGCCGTGGGCGGCCTCGTTGGAGACCTCCAGACCGCCTTCCCAGATCAGCATCGCCTTGGAGGCGTCGCCGGTCTTGGCGAGGTCGACCTTGTCGATCGGACGCAGGCTGCAGACCGCAGCCATCTCGGGGTCGAGGACCCAAGCGTCACGAGCGCGCTGGAACCTAGACGGTACAACCGAAAGTTGTCCAAAATCGGACAGGTACACGTCTGCGGCCCCAATTATCGTGGTCGGGCCGTCAGCCGGAGCCATGTAGCGCTGGGCAGCGATACCAGCGAAGCCGGACACCTTCTGCTTGTTGAACGCGCCGACCATGAGGACGGACGGGTTGCCGCCAGCAGTCCAGACGGACGACATGACCGACTTCAGCATATCCTCGGTGAAGGCGCGCTGGGTGCCGTCGGTGCGACCATTCGAGCCGTCACCAGTCGGAGAAGCGCCGCCAGTGCCGAAGTTGTCGTTGGTGGCAACCCACGCGCCGAGGCCAGCGGTCTCGGGAGCAGTGCCGGTGCCGCCAGCCACGCGGGCGTTGTTGGCGGTCAGGACGGCTTCGATGTCGCGCTTGAGTTCCTTGCCGCGCTTGGCGACTTGGTAGGACATTTCGCTGTCGCGGCCCGCCTTGTCGACAGCCTCGAGGTTGTCGGCAACGATCACGGTGCGGCGCAGGATTTGGGTGTAGTTGCCCACGCGAGTGGTGGCCGAGGTCGAGTCAAACGACGAAACGTCATCGCCAGAGATGCGGGCGGTGGTGTCGGCGGCAGCGAGGCTGTCCTTCTGCCACTCAAAGTAGGTGTTCGACACCGACTTCGAGCCGACATTCGACTGGAACGGGGTTTCTTCGGGCGAGATGTTCGCGATTACGTCGGAGAGCGACTCGCGGATGCCCTTCGCATCGAAGTGCGTAAAGGTGTTGGTTACGATGGCCATGATGGCTCCTCACAGTTTCCCTGCGAGGAGCCTATGTCCTCACAGGAGGGTTTTGATTGCAGCCGCAGCGTCAGACACGCGGCCAGATTGCTTCAGGCGTTGTTGCGCCGTTTCAAATGCGCCCTTTGGCCGTGACTGTGTCCCGCGAGAGCCTGCCTTCATCACCTTCGGTCCAGACTTGTTCCCACCGGCTTGCGCCTTGCGAACATTTGTCTGACCGCGCTCGTAAAGCATTGCGTTGCGGGCCAGTGCCACCAGTGACGCGCTGTTGATTGCGTCAACGTCCTGCGTGGAGAATCCCTTACCCAGAAGAAACTCGCGAACCTCCTTGGCTTCCTTGGCCATCGTGTTCGTGTCCTTCCACGCGGGGATAAGCTCCGGCAGTCGCTGCTCTTCAGCGGCGCGATACCGTGCCATCGACTCTTGAGCTTGGCTTTGCTGGATTGCTGCCAGTCGCTGCTGCTCCGCCTCGACAGCTTGAAGCTGTTGCTGGCGCATTTCAGCGGCCTTCTTCCACTGGCGTTCCAGTTTCATCGCCTCGGTGGGGTTCTGCTGATACAGGCTATCCCAGTCCGGCTCGTTGCTGAGTTGCTGCTCAATCTGCTGCCGGAGTGCGGGCAGGAGTTGGGCATATTGGGCGCGTTCCGCTTCGATCTCAGACTGAAATGCCTCAAACGCCTTGCGTCTTTCGGCCAGCTCCTGTGACTTCCGCGTATAGTCCTGCTGCCGCGAATACCCGTTCAGAAGCTCATCTTCCGTGACCTCGATCTCTTGGCCGTTTACCTTCACTCGGAAGGTTCGGCCCTCTTCGGGTTGGAAGTCAGTTTCGTCTTCGTAGCCTTCGCCATCATCAGGCTCCTCGGCAGCTTCCGCCTCGACGGCTTCCTCTGCTTCGGTGTTGAGGGTTTCATCCTCGGACGCATCAGCGGCTGAAGCATTTTCCTCGGGGGAGGGTGCCATCATTGCCCTGATCTGTTCTTGTGCGCTCCGCAGGTCGGTCCCCATTGGGCTGCCGGTGTCTGCCATTGCTGGTCTCCATTATATAATTAGCCCTTGCGCTGTGCAACGGCTCCGCCATCAATCAGTGATTGCAGCTTGATGCGGAGCGCGTCCACGCCAGCCAGTCGGGCGTGGAGCATGATAAGCTCCGTTGTGTTTCCCGCATTTGCTGCTCGGAACGCCTCGAATATCTCGGCCTCCATTTCGACGAGGAAGCGGGACAAATCCCCGTCGTCCTTGAGGCGGGCCGCAGCCCGCGCATCTGTGATGATCTGGTCCGTAGTCTTACTGGCCACTCACGGCACCCTTGATTAGATCGGACTGGGCCTTGAACGTCTCGCGATCCAGCGCCGTCTCGCGCTTGATCTCCTCGACGCGGAGTTGGGTGCCATACTTGGCCTTGAACTCCTCGGCGGTGACGTAGAGGTCCATCTCCATCTTGTCGCGGGAGAGGTTGTCCTCCATCATCATCTTCTCGCGCTGAAGTTGAAGCTCTGCGGCCTTCTTCTGCATATCCGCCTGTATCTGCTGGATTTGCACGGCGATCAGTTGCTCGTTGATGTCGGGCTGCTTCGGCTCCTGCGGCGGCGGCTGAAACTGCGCCGGATCGCTCCAGAAGCGGTCAGCGTCCTTGAAGCCCGCGAGCTTGGTCATCTCGGTGAGCGTGTTGTAGAGCTTGCCCATGTCGGTCAGCGGGTTGACCGGACCCATCGTGGCCATAGCTTCCTTCTGCATCTCGCCGATCTGGCGCAGCATCATCATGCGCTCATTGTCGGTGCCACGCCCGAGGCCGACGTTGATGCTCACGTCCATCGTGGCGTCCCACCAGCGCGGGTCAATCGGCACAAACTCATTGCGGAGCCGAACCATGCGCGGCTGGTCCTGATGCTTGCACACGAGGCGCAGGATGCCACGGAACAGGTCGCGCATACCCGTCTCGGCGAAGATGCGGGCGATCATCTCAATGTGCTGCGCGGCGGCGTTGACGGTCGCATTGACGGCGGAGGCAGTCGACGATTGCAGGGCGTCAGCGTCCAAGCCCGCAGCGGCCTTCGAGATGCCGGTGCGCGACTGCTTGGTCTCGTCCATGTATTGAAGCACGGGGAACGCCTGCTGACCGACAAACGGCATGGCAATCGGCTGCACCTGACCGGCGGAGCGCTGGCGGATGATGCCACCGACCTCGGTGTTCATCACGTCTTGCAGGTTGACCTGACCCTCGGTGATCGCAATGCGGGGGTGGATCGCCATCGCCAAGCTGTCGAGGGTGTTCCGCATGATAACGGATTTGATGCGCTGGATGTCCATCACGACATCCGCCGACGAGATGCCGAAGAACTCGTGCGGCTCGGGATCGGGCGTGAACGACGCAAACGGCGCAAAGTCGCAAGCCTCGTCCATCAGTATCTTGTAGCCACCACCAGCCACGCAGACCTTGCGAAGCTCGGCAATGCCGTCGCCGTCACGGTCGACCCGTATATACGCCTCAATATACGTCACCTTCCGCATGGCGCTGTCTCTGCGGTCAGCGACGCGGCTGGTCAGCGCCGGATTGCGCGTGTAGCGCTCGACGTTCAGGTCCATCTTGTCGGTGTCGGAGGCAAGCCCCTCCACCTCGTCGGCGTCGTAGCCCATCGCGATCAGGTCGGACACGGTCACGACGCGGCGGTGGCCCACGAAGTCGGCGCTCTTGATGTTCTTGGCGCGGCGGTCGATGAGAAACTCCTCCGGCGGCACGGCCTCAACCTTCACGCGGCCATTGGAGCGGCGGTGGGTGGCGACGACATCGTGCAGGAGCGGCGGCTCCATGCCCATCATCGCCATTTCCTGCGTCTGCTCCATCGCGGGGTAGCTCTCTACGACATCCAGCGACACGTCTGGATCGGCGGAGAGCATAGCCAGAGCGGCATCGTCGAGGCCGGTCATCTCGGAAGTGCTGGTCTCAACGGCCTCGTCCCAGTAGAACTTGAGGATGCCGTTCTTGCGGATCAGCGCGTCCTTAAAGGCCGAGTGAAGCTCCAGAAAGCCGTTGTTGTCGCTGTGGAAGATGTAGTTGACGTATTCGGTCGCCTGCATGGCGGCGGGAACGTCCTCGGCGCTGCGGGGCGCGAACTCGACGGTCTTGTCG